GTTTATGATGATACTCTAAACGAAAGATTGTCGGGCTATGATCCTAATGTGCCTTTGACTGTAATTGATGCAGACATTATCGGTAAGTATATCGAGGAGCAATGCTCCACAATACCAAAGGACAGATTAGAGGAGGGACTAAACCTTATCAAAGATTATGCAGATCAAGAAGATCACAGCTAAAAACTTCTACTCCTTTAAACGGTTAGACTTAGACTTTTCCGACCTTGATGGGATCACCAGGATACTTGGTATCAATAAAGATAGTGGAGGATCCAATGGCGCTGGTAAGAGTGTCTTGTTCGAAGCCGTCACATGGGGCATTTATGGAACGACTATTCGTAAGTCCACTGAAGCGGCTCTAGTTAACTCCCAAGCTGGTAAGGATTGCTCTGTATGCGTTGAAATTAATAAACAGGGTGTTGGGACCATTGTAATTACTAGGTCCAAGAGACCGACTGGTTTGGACGTAGAAGTTAATGGTTCTCTGATAAACAAGGCAAACGCCACCCAGACTCAGGAGGCTCTTGAAGACTTGCTTGAGAGCGATTATAAATCTTTTCTAGCATCGGTGGTGTTTGGCCAACACTCCACTTTTACTTTCCTGGACTCAACCCCAGAGGATAAACGTAAGATAATCAAAAATTGTTTTAACCTTGATGACATCTTTTCAAAGAGAGCGTCTGTTAAGCAACTCAAATCCTCATACCAAGGTGAGCTAAAAGTTATCGGCACTCTGCTAGCGAACCTTGTCAACGAGAGAGATAAGTTGCAGGCTGAAGTCCCTGATGAAAAGTATAAGCTCATGAAGCTACCTAGTCTGGAGAATATTTTAAAAGCCGAGAGTAAGATTAATGAGAATGAGAAACATATCAGAGAGAATCAAAGAGCTATCAAGAAAGAGCGTGATCGGTTGCGTAGAATTAACGACTCTATTAAAGAGGGAATATACGAAGACGAAAAGCAGTGTCATGTATGCAAAAGCACATACACTAAATCTCAAACACAGAAAGACCTTACCTCCCTTGGGAAAGAAGCTAAAGAGCTTACGTCTCAAATCAGGGATAAGGAGATTCTAGTTAAAGATCTCAGAGACATCAATGAGACATCAGTGCCTACGATTTCTTCATCTCAGTGGGCAAAATATAATAAGAAAAATAAACAGATTGAGAACGCCCAAAGCAGTATACATAGACTATCCCAAGTATCTGCTCAGTTGGAGGAATACGAAGCCAAAAGGCTGGAGCTTGATTCTTTACTTGAAGTTATGAAGTTCTGGGAGATTGCTTTCTCAGAAAAGGGGCTTATTCGTTACATCATTAGGAACATTTTGGATTACTTTAACTTACGATCTAACGAGTATGCTTCAATCCTTACTGGTGGACAGTTCTCTTTGGAGTTCAACGATGAACTGTCAGAAACCATTTGTAACAACAACGTAGAGACCAAGTATATTTCTTTATCTGGGGGTGAGAAAAGGAAGGTCAACCTAGCT